GGCTGGCAGCGCCGTTGGGCCACAGGGCGAGGGGGGACCAGATGTACCCGCCCTCGGTCATGTACACCCCGCCCAGCGGCCCCACGGCCACTCCAGCGATGCGCGGGTCGGTTGGGGTGGGTATGTTCTGCTGGGTGATGATCGCGCCGGTGTTCTTGTCGGTGGGCCACCCAGCGTTGTAGATGAACGGCTGGCCTTCGGGGGACGACTGCGAAACCACGAGCCTGCCCTGCGTGTCCCTACGCCAGCCGTTGATCCACACATCAGTAGCAGACAACGTGCTTGTCACGCACAGTAAGCCATTAGCGTCGTAACCCAACCCTGCATTCCACACCACGGGGGTGCCGTTTGCGATGGTCTGTACGACCCCATTGGCGTCTGTGAGTGGCAAGCTCATAGCAGCTCCTTAGATCAGGAACACCCACAGGAACGAACCTGCAGGAACCACAGTACCAACCGCAAGGTGGGTCTTGTAAGCTTGCGCAGCACCTGCGGTGACGACACCACCAGCAGATACTGCGCAGGTCTGATCTGCAGATACCGTCATGGGGGAGGCACCGGTCGAAACGAGGCGAGCAGTTTTACCCGCAGCCGCACCGCTGTTTGCAGGAACCGTGAAGCCACCAGTGGCTGACCAGTCTGCCTCGTCTACTGGGTTGTATCCCCAGTAGGTGGTGGCGTTGACTCCCGCGTAGTCGCCATCTGCGCTAGGCTGCGTGAGCCTCTGCGAGTACCCCCCAATGGCGGGGATTTTGGTCGTGTTGGCGTTACCAATCGACGCGCATGCATTTCCTTGACTCATAGCGTTCTCCTGTTTGTTTTAACCTTAGGCGGGGGACCTTGCACCCTCAGGGACCCCCAAAGAAGCCCCCCGCCGCCGGATTAGTTGCCCAGGATACCCTGGAACTGGAGGCCGCTGGCGGTCAAGTTGCCAGCCCATGCCAGGATTTGCACTGCGGCGTCCTGGTTGACGGAGTAGCGCTGACCGGGGCTCAGCGGAACCATGTTGCGCGAAGCGTGCGGACGGTAGTGCAGGTACTTCGTGTTCAGGAAGTACGCCTTGCTGGCCGGCACGCCACCCGTGGTGCCTGCGGCGCCGGTGGACGTCCAGTTGATCTGCATGCCGCCGTCGAGCACCACATCTGCGTCCATGTACTTCAGAGACACAAAGCCGAGCTTGGCATCATCCGTACCGGTGAAACGCTGGATTGCTTGCAGGGACTGCATGTACAGCGCCCAGTAGTTGTTGTCCACGATGATCAGATCAGGACGATCCGAGCCGCGAACCAGCTTGGCCCACATGCTGTTGAACAACTGCTGAATGTTGGCAGCCGTGGCAGCCGTACCGGAGCCAACTTGGTTTTTCCAGAAGAGCCAGGTGCTACGGTCGATGCCGCCGACGGTGTTCGTCGGGGTGGCCGCGACCTGCTTTAGCAGGCCGTCAATCTGCTTGCCGCTGGCTGCGGTACCGTCCGAGTACAAACCGGTGTTGATCAGGTTTGCCATGCTCGACTCGGCCACGTTCATGCGGGCGTCGATCAGGTCGATGATCTGTTCCTTGCCCGCGTTCTGCAGTTGCTCAAGGCCAGAGATGGTCACCGGGCAGGCGGCTTGTTTGATGGTGTACTCAGCTGCAGACACCACGTCTTGCGCGGCGATCGGCAGGGTCTCGTATCCACTATACCAGCCGGCGTTGCCGTTGGATGCGAAAGACAGTTCTTGCAGAATGGTATTACCACCACTGAACGTCTTGATATTGCCGCGTTGCTTCAGGCGCGCCAGCAGGGCGTTGTTCGAAGTAACGTTGTCGGCGATTTGGCCCGTGCGAGACTGAATTGTGGTTGCGATGATGTCGCTGATCGCGGCGTTGGGAAATGACATGGCGAACTCCTGAAAATGATGGTTGAGACTAAAACTACGCCCGAGCTAGTTCCTGGTCACCGGGTGGCTTCGTTGAAAGCTGCCTCAATGATGGCTCTACGGTCAGTCGATGTTGGTGACCCCAGCATTGCAGTCCTTGGCGCGCCGCTAATTGACTTAGAGGCTTTCAATGCTCGCTGGGCCTTGGCGTTTGCTTCGGCTGCTGCATTCCGCGCAATGATGTCTGCATCGAGGTCCATCATCTTCACCGCTTTATTATACGCTGATTCAATCGTCAGGGAGGGATTTATTTTAGCGGCGTCAATTTGGAGTAAGTCTGCCATTGTTTCCCGCACGGCTTCAAAGTGCGGAAACTTTGGATCCTTTGCCATTTGATTGACACGTTCTTGAACTTGCCGGGCCTCTGCTTCCGCTGCTGCGCGTGCCACCTGTTCCTGCTGGGTCATAAACTGCTGGAATGGCAACAACCGTTGCTGCAGTAGCTGTTCTACTTGTGCGGACACAGTTGCATCAGGGGTGCGACCAGACAAGACTTCTGCAAGCGTGTCAATATCCACGTTTGAGTCTTTGATGATGGCCGCAACTTGCTGCGCTTTTTGCACAGCACTGCCTGTAGCCATAACCTGGTCGATTTTAAGCAACTCACCAACCACAGCCAAAGGACTCGCATTCAACTCGCGCATGCGGGGGAGATACGGCTGGACTGTTTGTTGAAACTGCGCGGCAAACTGGCGTACTTGCGCGGTCTCATTCAGAGCACCAGAAATCTGGTGCTCACGGCGGAGTACTTCTTGCCGGATTTCCGGATCAAGCTGATCCCACTTCGCTTTTGTAGAAGCTTTCCAGGCTTGCGGAGCCTTTTCTGGTACGGCCACGTCCGTTTCGGTCGGTGTAGCCTCCACGGATTTTTCGTCGGTCGGCTTTGACTCTCCAGTTTCTCCCGCTTCCGGTGCTTCTTCGGCCTTTTCGGGTGCTTCTTCGACCGTTTCAGGCGCTTTTTCGACCTTTTCGGGTGCTTCTGCCGCCTCAAAAGCTGCTTCAATAGCTGCTCTGCGGTCGTCTACTTCAGGAACTTCAGTTGTTTCGGGTGCATTATTGAGGGACATAGCTATCTTTCGTAGTGGTTAACAATTTGCGCAATCTGCTGCTTGCGCGCTTCTACTTCGCGTCTGGAAGGTGTTGGTTCCCAGCGCGTAGGTTTCGGAGGCAGTCCTGCAAGGTCTGCTGTAGGTACGACGTTATGCTTTTGGCAATGCTCGCGCAATCCCGCCCTGCCACTATAAACTTGGTTGTCAATCGGGGAGACAAACTCAGGAAGGTCTGGCATGATACTGACTGTCCGACCTGTCGCAGCCGAATGACCACGGGCCCTAGCTAGCGCCGCATCATCTTCAGCATTGATCGCCACCCCATCAATATAAATCCAACGACTACGCGCCATCTGTCTTCTCCGGTTTTGCAGCTGCTTGGGCTTTAGCTGCTTCAAGCTTAGCATCTTGCATTTCAACTTGAGCCTGCAGTTTCAGTTCCTGCATTGCTTCTTGGAACTGAAGCTCCATTCGGTTCGCTTGCATTTCAAGCATTACCCGTTGCTGTTCAAACTGGAGCTCCATAGCGATACGTTGCTGCTCAGCCATCAACTCCATTTGTTGGCGCTGCCGGTCAAGCGCTGCTTCGGCTTGCTTGATCTGCAGCTCCTGTTGCGCAGCCTGCTGGTCGAGTTGCGCTTCCATTTGGAGCTTCTCAAGCTCGGCCTTGGCTTTGAGTTCTTCAGGTGTCGGCGGCGGTGGTGGCTCTGGCGGTTTCGGCTTGAGCATGGCATCAAGTTCTTTGTCAAGCATGCCTTCAATCTCTGCTGCACCACGGAAACTAGCCACGCCCCACTTAAGCATAGACACCACGAGGGGGAGCACTTCTGGATTTACTTGTGCAAGTTGCGCAGCTTTCTCTAAGTACCCAGACACCATAGTCAAGAACTCAACACGTTCACCCTTCTCAGCAGTATAGTCTGCCTGGGCCATAGTGTCCGCCGAGACTTGGATACGCCACTCAAAGCCAACATCCGTAGCTAGCATCTGCAGCGCGGGGCCGACCCACTCGTCATTGCCGGTCGCCATGATGTTCGACTTCTGCACAAGGAACTCAGGCTCAAAGTGCTTGACTTGCATCTCAGCCTTGATACGCAGAATCTCCCCCGCGAACCGAGAGACCTCATCCTGCAGCCGCTTGATACGGACGCCTGCAAACTGGGCTTTGATTTCTTGGGCACCTAGCGTTTCAGACGCCTTAGAGGCACCCCGGACAATATCGCTAATGCCCGTGAGTTCATAGATCTGGGCCTTGATGGTGTCACGTGCATGGTTAAGCTGCAGCAGCGTGGTCGTGATTGCCTCTAACGGCATCCAGTCGATCTGGCCCTTCAGACCGTTCTTCTCTGCAAACATAGCCCAGTTATCAACTGGGATCAACAGGTTGTCTGCGCCCTCTTGCAACATGCGCTGCACGCCAATGGCAGACTTGTCGTAGACGCCCACCACCTTACAAGCTTGCACCAGCATCGAAATGCGGTTATTGATCTGATCCAGTTCTTGATACTGGTCCTGGATCATGTAGTAATCCGGACGTGGGATAGTGTTCGACGTTGAGATATTGGCCAGCATGGGTCGCGGGCATGGCTCGAAGCCCACCAAACCAAGCGGGTCGTCAATCTCCTCTAGGATTTCAGGTGCATTGGGGGAGAACCAAACCACTTTGCGGTCGTCACGACACCAGATTTCCCATACCGCAGCCTTCTTGAGGACCTCCTCTTTAGGAACTGTGGTGTTCTTCTCGAACCGGTTGGATGGTGACCCTGTGTTTGGGTCCATTGAGACAGTACGGCCCTTTGCCTCACCAAACCGCTCAATGAGTTCCTCGCGGGTCATGTACACACGGCGTGCAACCCAGCGACGTTCATCCCATACACGGCAGGGCGACCAGAGGAAGTCTTCCCAAAACACGTAGTCCACGACCACGCGCTGGTCAGTTATCCTCTGCGGAGGCTCTGCTGCTTCTGGGGTTGCATCACTTTCACCGACCTCTTCTGTCTCCATGTCTGGCTGCGGTGCGATGTCAACCACGTCCGTGATGTCTTCGGTGTCTGTCTCGAGTCGCAGCCAGGCTTGCGCCAAGCCTGGTACCAAGCGGTCTTCGACGCAGTGCCGCATCGCGGCGTCAAAGGTGTCTCGAGGATCATCAAGATCTTGAGTAATAGATCGTTGAATAATGAGCGCAGCCACGCGTGCAACATCATCTTGGTAGTCCTTGAACTTACGGGTAACCATTGGCTTAGGAAGCTGCGCGTACAGGGCCGCTTCCATAATTACCGTGTTCGCGTAGAACACGTTGAACCACTTGTTATTCGTCTGCACAGAGTCCCGCTCATCGAGGAACCTGCGGACCACATGCCTGCCGCGCCGCTGGAACTTCTCAGCCTCTTTCTCAGCTGCAATAATCTCAGCATGCCATTTTGCTTGCGGCGTACCTTCAAGCTTCTCGACTTCACCAGTCATGCGATTCTCCTAGTATCACCACGAAGGAGCCGTGCATCTTCATGCAGGGTCTCAAGATTGTAAGTATTTGCAACATGCGTGTACTTGGTAGGCTCTGCAACTTTAGCACGCGGCTCGCAGATCATACACATGTAACGGAACGCGTCTGCGAAGTCAGAGGCCCAATCATGCAGCGGCGTGTCGCTAAACATCATTAGCGCATCATTCCACATGCGGCGGTAGGCCTTTAGCGCTTCTACCAAGTCACCAGTACTATCCTCTTGGATGCGCACAGAGGGGAAGACCTTACGAGCAGCTGAGATGCCATCACGTACCTTATGCTGGGGTACGATCTGCGGGCGAACGCCTTCTTTCAGGAACTGCTCTACAATGGACTTACCTGTTTGCAAGTTCTTTGCCCGCGCATCGTGGGGGAGCCATACTTCACCAATCTCGCCTTTGAACGCCTGTATCTTTTCAATGTGGTAGAAGATGTCTTGGCCGGTTGTGGCTTCGCATGCTACAATTACTGGCCCACTTTTAGCTAGCTGGAACCAAATACCTACGGTTGCATCCGTGAAACCAAGGTCAAACACCACATGAACTGGCAAGTCCGGTGCGTACAGGTCCTCTTGAACCACGCGTCCTTCTGCAAACATAAGATTAACTTCATTTGCATAGATCGCGCCCTTCAGAGCAGCATCAAACGAGCATTCGTACTCTTGCGCAAACTCTTCCGCATCCATATCCCGCTGTAGTTCAAGCAGTTCTTGGGGATGTATGATCCCAGACGTAGACGCCTTTAGCGTGAGGTTGTACCACTCTTTGGGAGTTCTTTCAGCCAATCTAACTTGGTCGTAGAACAGATTTTTTCCACGCGGTGTACTTGCAAAGACGCCCCATCCATGCCGATCGGACAAGGCGGGCCGGATAACTTGTGAGAAAACGGATGGCCGGAACATCGCATACTCGTCTCCCACGAAGCCGTCGAGATACATTCCTCGCAGAGAGTCTGCATTATCTGCTCCGAGTACATAGATAACGGCATCGTTCTTCAGAGTTACCTTAAGCTCTGCCTCCTGGGGTGGTTTAGCAAAGTACGGTTCCGCAAAGTCTTTGATGTAGGACCAGGCAATGCGCTTTGCTTGCGAGTACGTGGGACCTACGTATGCAAGCTGGGGCTTGTACTGCTGACATTCAAGCGCGCCAAAGATGATGTCATTCACCAAGGCAACAGTTTTCCCCGCACGCCGATGCGTGTTCAGGGTAGCCCACCGCTGCTTCCTATTATGGAAGGGAATGAACTGTTGGCGTGGTTTATACGCTAAGGCCATTATTTTGGTTTGCCAATAAACTCATTATTCTTTGCGAGACCCTTCTTGTGCCATGCAGCCCACATCGCCTCGCCTTCTTTAGTTACATCATTGGATTTTGCCATTGGCATGCCTGCATCAATCAACTGTTGGTACATTTCCGTTGCGATACCTTGCTTTTGATACGGCTTGCTAACTACAACATCTTCAGCCCAATGTTTTCCGCCCGGTACTGGTTCTACGCCGAGCCAGGCAATGGCATTTTGGTATGTTTTATCAGGTTCATCCTTCTTGTAGACGTAGACCGACTTGTCTTTGGGGTTAACCTTGAAATCAAATTCTTCATGCAATGTTTTTGGTGGGGCTGCTACATGTGCCTTTAGCATATCTGTTAAAGACATAGTCTTTGGTGCTTCGCTGCCTGGCACTATATTGCTTTTGGACGCTTTGAAGAACTCGAACCCAGGCAGCTCAGCAATCTGGTCCCAAGTTAGGCCTTCGCCCAGTAGATCAACGGCTGTCTTACCTTCTGGTGTTTTAATAGCAGGCGGTGCTGGTGTACCAAGCGGCTTAACTGCATCAATGCCGAATCCAGTTTCAGGGTCGAACTTTTCCCACTCCTTGTCTACATGCGGTGTATCTGGCCATAATTCGTCAGCCTTAGCTGCAAGCTTCTTCTTGCCTAGGACTTCGCCCCACTGGGCATTCGGCGCCTCGCCGTTGGGATCAATCTTGTTGAACTTCAACCAGTTTTCTTTGGCTGCGTCATTCCAAGTAGCCCATTCTTCTGGATACTGCTGCCATGGCCACTTTTTCTCACCATCAGGGGTAAGACCATTGGCAACGTACTCTTCTTTGAGCTTCTTTTGACGCAGGGTCTCAACCACCTTGTCATACGGCATGGCTTGTGGCAGAGTATTTGGGCCACTAGCGCCAGGTACTGGGGTCATCGACTGACGTGAAAGCGCTTGGAGCTCATCCGCGTACTGCCCTAGCACGCCTTTAGACATATCATGCGAGTTCCAGGGATCGTAGGTCTTTACGTGCAGCCCGCGGTCACGTAGGGCCTGGATAACATGCTCCGGTGTACCCTGCTTTGCTAGCACACCAGCGAAGTTGTCTGCAGTGAGAGGGACATGGCCAAAGACTTTGAGTTCTGCGTAGTCCTGCGGACTTTGGCGCATAGACTTCATAATCTCTTGCGCGTACACTTTATCCGCAGGACCACCAATCTCACCCCGTAGGTACTTCTCAAGCATTTCTGGTTTAGAGAGCCATGGGTCCTTTAGAAACTCGAAGTGCTTCTGTGGTACTGGTGTACCACCTTCCAAGCGCTTCACGCCGCCGCGTGCTGCATTCTCGAACGCCTCGAATGAGGGGAACCGATTTGCACCAATTGCTGCAGACCCAGCCTGGTTAAGTCCGCCCTTATCCCAGCGATGCCCGAACTTATCAAACAGGCGTGCTTGGGCATCGTTCTCAATAGAACCTACTTCATTCCGCGCTGTAGCACTGGTGTATGCGTTGTCGTTCCAGGATGGCGTCCACGCATCCATGTCATGTAGCGCGGCGGGCGACGTACGCGGGTCGAACTTGCCCTCACGCGGGATAAACATTACGTCGCCCCATGGAGTTGCTGGCGAATCTTTTGTAAGCGCCATGCTTGGGTGCGTCAACTCGCTTATCAACTCCCCGTCTTTCATGAGCCCGCTGACATTTGCACCGTGGGCGAGAAACAAGTCAGGCCGACCACCGCGGCGTACAGCATTCGCAATCTCGCCCTGGTTCTCATAGAACTTCAGTTTCTGGTCCTCTAGCGGTGTGTGCCACCGAAGGGGCGTAGTACTAAGCTCTTCTTGAGTAAGCCCGCGGCGCTTCTGGACCAAATTCGACTCGTTTTCACCTGCGAGCTTCAAATAGTCATTATAGGCCTTTTCCTCAGCCCAACCATCAGGCATTCCTCGCTTTTTAGCAGCCCATCTAGCATTTTTGATGAACTCTTCAGGGCTACCCCCTCTAGCAAAGCCCTCTGCCTCTTGAATCCCGTGTTGAATCTCATGTAAAAGCAAAGACTTAGCAGATGACTCATCAGGCGCGTCTATCTGGATGCCACCATTGTGGTACATGCCTGTTTCATCAGGCGCTTTGTTTATTTTTACCTTGATTTTCTTTGCTAATTCTGGGTACGCAGCCACCAACTCCGGGTGATCCAGCGTTTCTGCAACCGTTGAAGCATTGGGGGAGCTGAACCGGCGCAAAACCGACGCCGCATCGCTAATTTCTTGGCGTGGAAGCCCGTCTGCGCCAAAGTGCGTGCCTGTAACACGCCGTACGCTCTCAGCACTATGCCCAGCTCGGAGCAATTCCGCGGCTTTTGCAGCCATCGCCGCGTTCCAGGTCTTTGCTTTTGGCCCGATGAAGATACCCGCAGCGTGGGGAAGCGCTGCTGCGCCCTTCGCCGGGACCAAATCACTCAGGATCGAGGCAAGATTCACCCTGTCATTAATCTCTTTATTGCCTGCCGTGGCTGGATCTAACACAGAACCAGGCTCCTCTTGCCCAAGGACACCCCGCAGCGCCGCCGCTAGAGGACTTTGGTTCTGATCACCGCGCAGCGGGCTGCCAGGACCATAGGGGGAGGCACCGTACTTAGTTAGGTCCATCGTCGCGCTCCAGTACCCGAATGGGCAAATCCGTAACCGTGTCGTCGCTCGTGGTGCCGTCTTTGTAAGATAGGCGGTCCCGCGTGAGCCACGGCACGTCAATGATGACTTTCTCGTCCTTCTGGGGGTTCATCGATGGCGGCAACAGCTTGCTGATGGCCTGGACGAACACACGGGCATTCTGGTCATTCGCAGTAGCAAACTGAACAAGCCAAGCAGCACCTCCAAGGTGGTCGAACGCCTCGCGAAAGACCTCTCGCAGCTGGCGGTTAACCTTCTGTGGAGACGCCTCTTCGTCAAGGGGGGAGGAACGCAGTCGGGCGTTGTGCGTAGGTGCGGGGATCATACACTCCATTATATTGCGTTTCGGACCTCTAGCGTGAATTTATTTTAGCGGTTGCCTGGGCCTTTGTGTTGTGCTGTGTTGTGCGAACGAAGTCGCATATTTTTCGTGGCCGTATTACTGGTATGTTACCAGGCTTATTTTAAAAAAGAATATATAAGTTGTGTAACACACACGCACCACGCACCTCTCGCTTGTTGTTCCCCACAATGCGGGGAGCTGACCTGCGGCGCGCACGCGCGATTCGTTTATGGCCGGGCCGGCTGTGTGATTAGGACGTTTAAATCGATTTTAAGCAACCAAAGGCGCGTTTAAATTCGAAGTGTATATTAGCCCCCTTCGACGTCGCTTAGGAGCCTTTACGGCCGTTTAAATCGACTCTATTATATCAGAGCCTTTTGGCATTTCGGTGCGTGTAGGACCTAGGATGGCCGAATATTGGAATAGTTTGAGGCGCTTCGCAGCAACGAAACTAGGCCCCCCTACGCCCGATTATCTGACTCCGGGGTCCATAGATCCATGGTTATATAACTACGTACATATATACAAATGTACATACATAGCACACTGGCGAGTAAACATAGTTACTAACAGGTTATACACCATACTACACAGTTCACATGCCATACTTGTTAGTAGCATAGTTACTAACAGGTTATACACCATACTCCAGAGTACATTTAGTAACTTGTTAGTAACTATTCTTAGTGCTTAGCCCAATAGTTACTAACAAGTTATCATCTGTACCTGTTAGTAACTAAGCTACTGCTTAGTATACATCGCTACTCGAGGATATACTAAACAACTACACAAGATAAAAATATACTACAAAATTCTTTCGTAACTAGTCAGTAGTGGCTTATAATAGATTTATCAAACAAAATGAGTTGTTTGATAATTTGAAACTAAATTGAAAGATCAAAATGGCTAAGAAACAAACCCCTGTCGCGACTGTTGAAACTTCACAAGATGAAGTGGTTCAAGAGATTCTTGAAACTTCGCAAGATGAAGCTCAAATCGAAACCCCGCAAGATGAAGCCCAAGCTCCAACTATGAAAGTTGGACAAAGAGCAAGGCAATTGATCCTTGAGGGCAAATTGGACAATAAAGGGATTCTTGAACAAATCAAGAAAGAGTATCCAAATGCAAAGACAAGCATTGCGTGCATTGCATGGTACAAGAGCGATTTAAAGAAAACAAAGGTTGACCCCGATCAAGGTTACAAGGACTGGCTCAAGCTCATGGAGAAAGATCTTCGCGCTGAGTACGAGGCCACATTGGTGAAAGCGTAAGAGAGGGAGACTGGCTGAGGCCAGTCTCCTTTGCTCTATGTACTTAGTTCCAAGTGCATAGAGTGAAGAACCTAAAACTAAGGACCTAAATCATGAACCAAAGAACATTGGACCTCGCACGTGAGGCATTCTGGGATGTAGTTGCCCGAAACCACCCAGAGCGTGAAACCTGGCATTTGCCTCCCGAAACCGTGTATGACTTTGAAAACTGGACTCAACATGCCTACGAAACATGGTTGGCAATGAACAAGCCTGTGTACTATGTACAAAGGACTATGACCCAAGTGGTGAAGATCACGGGGGCGGAAACACCTGAAGAGGCGGAAGCCGAGGCCGCCGATATTCAAGACGCGGATTGGTACGGCAGGTCTCTAGACACCGAGATTGAGTACCTTGTGATAAACGAGTCTGGAAAGCCTGTGACATGATTCTAGTGGTACTAGGCATTACGGGCTTGGTGCTAAGCGCACTGGGCCTCTTGTACAAATTACTAGAGGAAATACTAAATGACTGAGATACTTTGGTTGGCCTTCTACGTCCTAAATGGCCTCTGGTTGTTACTAGTGGGCGTCGTGTGGATTTTCGGAGAAGAACAGGCATAGGACTAGGACCTTCGGGTCCTTTCTTTTTGGTCCTCTAGTTGCATTTGGGGGAGAAATACCGCTAAAAAGAGCCGAAAACTGGCGTTTGTGCGTCCGAAAATTGTGTCGTGTGGCCGAAAACGTCAGTCGTTATTTCGTACGTGACACTGGTAAGTATACACCATTATATATATATTAATACACAATACACACACGCACCACTCACGTAACAAAATAACCTAATCCTAATAACTAAAAACGCCGCCGGCTGGTGTTCCCCGTGCTTAATCTACGGTTCTAGAGGTGCAAAGCACGCCTTTACCAATACGCAGTCCATAAACCACTGATTTAAGAGTATACTGGGTTAAAAACTACGGTATAATTATATCTATGAAAACACTCAATAACCTCAGACAATGCGCAGGGTGCAACGAAGATAAGCCCTATGATCCTAAAACAAAGCCTGGAATTAAAGCCAGTGGCTTTGTTGGTGTGTATTGTTGGGATTGCATGCTAATGCAAAGAAAAGTAGGTACAGCTCCTGGGTACATAGAACGCTACAAGCGACTTGAAGCAATCTGGGGCATTGATCTGCACAAACGTGGTAGACCCTGTAACTAGGCCGTTTCGCAAGCCGGGCCTTATTAATGCACAATACACACACGCACCACACACGCAAACCTTAGGTCTCAGCGCAGGTTATAACCCTTGCGTTTCCGGTCTTGGTAGCATAACCACTGAAATAATCGTTTACTTGGGAACGTATTAGTGTTATAATAAGTGTATTGCAGTGCAATGCTGCAATAGAGTCTGTCCTGGCTCATGGTGAGTGTGAAGGCCCTAGCGAGCACCATGCGCTAGGGTCCTTCTTTCCAGGGTGTGTGATTCTAGAAGAAGAGAGACAAATGGCTAAACCCTATTTGCAACTGGCACGGCCGCTGCCAGCAGAGTATCCAACCTCGCGCGAGTTCATGCTTAACAAGCTCGCGGAGTCTGGTCTAGTGCCAGAGGACCTTAACGCTTATCCAGTAGCGCCTATCTCAATGTCCCACGTGCCGGGGTTTCTCATCCCTTATGATGACCCCACAATGTACCGGATCAGGTACGACAGGTTGGTGGATAAGTACATAGGACCTAAGGGCAAAACAGGTGTGTGGTGGTCCCCTCATCAAGACATATCTACATTCAGGTTCTCCCCCATCTTATTCATAGTTGAGGGTGAGTTAAAGGCAGCGGCACTGCAGAAAAGGTTCCCTAGCACTAAGGTCCTAGGCATCGGCGGGTGCTGGATGTTCGCGAATAAGATTGATGGCATCAGTTACCTCATGCCAGATATACTTAGGGCTGTGCAACCAGGTCAGACAGTCCACGTTATCTTCGATGGGGACATCAAAGAGAAGATAAGCATCCAGCAAGCGGCGCATGCACTCACACAGATGCTAGAGACAGTCAGTGTTAAGACCCAGGTGTTCATGCCTCCGATTGGTAAAGGCGTGGACGACTGGCTTGTTGCCTCCCCTGATGCTGCTCTAACAGACCTCTTGCCGATTAGTATTGAGAACCTGGAAGTCAGCCGCAAGAACCTGTACAAGAAGCTACAACTAAAGACCACTGAGAAGGGTACGATCATCATCAACGAGTTGAATGCGTACCGGTTGCTCCAAGACCACTTCGCGGGGAATACATACAAAGACACACGCCTAGGCATTATCCACAATGGTGCTCAGTATGGTGGTGATATCATGTACGAGGGTCTAGAGTATCTTCAAGACCAGGTCTCCGCCCACTTTGCACCTACAACCATTCGGCATGCCTGTAACATGGTCTTTGCATCGGGGGAGAAAGACCTGGTGCAAGAGATGGTACGGACATTAGAGTGGGATGGTGTAAAGCGTCTCGATACGTGGGGTGCAGAGTACTTCGAGTCCGCCTGGCCTGAGTATGCGAATGAATGGGGTAGGCTACTTATGACAGGCCTAGCGCTACGTATTCTCAAGCCTGGTACTAAGGTGGACCACTGCTGTATCTTAGTTGGCGCGCAGGGCATCGGGAAGTCAACCTTCTTTGAGGAGCTCTCCCACTTTGGCGGATTCAACTTCTACCATGCATGTACTGCGCTTACAGCGTCAGAAGGGGACCAGGCTAGAACTCAAGGCGTGGCGTTCAAAAAAGCGATTGTGGTTGACTTGGCCGAAGGTGTGGTGTTTAACTCCAGGAAGTCCAGCACGGACATCATGAAGCAGATCATATCACAGGTCGAGGATGAGTATCGTGAGGTGCATAGTAAGGTCACGACTGTCACCCCTCGTGGATTTGTATTTGTAGGTACTACGAATCGCCGTGACCAACTCTCAGACCTTACAGGTTCACGCCGGTTCCTGAATCTTGAAGCCAAGAGCATCAAGCGTATGACCTACGAAGATAAGCTCCAGATACTTGCTGAGGTTGTAGCAAATGAGCATACAATACGGGAGAGCAAGTGGTACGAGCTACAAGTTGACTTGTCCACAGCACCAACTGAGTTGCTAGAGGAGCATGGCCATATCAAGAATGCCCAAGAGCTTATGAACACACAGTTCCACAAGTCTGAGGCAACGGTTGACTTCATTACCAACCTACTGGATGCTGGCAATGCTGCGCGGGTTACCATACGTGGCGGGGAGCACATGTTCCTTACTGCAGAGTATGTGAACAATCTCATGGGTCAGTCCGGCCCACAATCCATCAACTATGTCTCTCGCATGCTCACGCAGTTGACATCTTCCCCAGCATACAAGTACGAGGCAAAGTCGCACCGTGTGCGAGTACCCCAGTTCGAGTTCCGTAATACACAGCAAAAGGAGGCCTATCTTGGCGCATACACAGACTCAAAGCGAATGGTCGCAGGCTACCTCTTCAAGCTCAAAGAACTGCACCCAGTGCAATGAGTGCAAGCCCTTCGACCCTATGGCAGTGAAGTATACAAAGGCCTCTGGCTTCCATGGCGCAGTATGCTGGGACTGCTATGTCAAAAACCAGCGTGAGTACATACGCGAGTGGCGCAAAGCCAAGCCTGAGTATGTACGTGACTATTACCAGAATGTCCTTAAACCAAAGAAAGAAGCAGCAAATGACCTTTAAACCAATGCTAGCGGCGACACTTGAGCACCCTCGCCGGCTGGTATACCCGCAGCTTGTCTCCCCCAAGTTGGACGGTATTCGGTGCTTGACATACGGGGGGATCGCAGTCTCGCGTAACCTCAAGCCTATTCGTAACCAGTTCGTGCAAGAGATGCTTAGCACTTTGCCCGTAGGCCTAGATGGTGAACTGATCGTGGGGAGCCCGACTGAGGGGAATGTGTTGAACCGTACCACCTCTGGCATCATGAGCGCGGATGGTGAACCGGACTTCAAGTTCTATATCTTTGACAACTTCTTGCATCCTACGGACCCGTTCTCGAAGCGGTACTCCTCGCTCGACGGGTCTAACCAAGGGGTTTTGCGCCTGGTGCCACATAAGCTGGTTCACAACGAGCTAGAGTTCGCTCAAATGGAACGTATCTACCTCAAGCAAGGCTACGAGGGTATTATGTCGCGCTCCCCCCATGGCCACTACAAGCATGGGCGTAGCACTAACATGGAGCAGTTGCTTCACAAGTACAAGCAGTTCACAGATAGCGAACTGTTCATCACACATGTTCTAGAGGGGCAAGAGAATGGAAACGAGCAGACACGTGATGCGCTGGGGGAGTCGGTTCGCAGCACTACCAAGGCCGGTATGGTGCCCAATGGTCGTGTTGGTACGATCTGTGGCACTGATGTCAAGACCGGACAGATGCTTGAAATCTCCCCGGGTAGGATGACACACGACATGCGCCAGTTCTATTGGGAGCACCCTGAGCAGATTGTGGGGAAGGTGTGCAACTACAGGTACTTTGGCTATGGAAACGTCTCCGCCCCTCGTTTCGCTACATTTCAAGCGTTCAGGGAATTAGGAACGTAACAATTGTAATAGAGAGACACCTGGTGGTTAAACTGCAGTATAATAAACGTACTGTGCCGCAAGGTGCGCCACAGGCAACGAAGGAAAGAACTTATGAACTGGAACAACACGCATCATGGCGAGCTTCTCGGGTATAAACTCGAAAGCTCTGGAATCTGGCCAACAATCACCTGGACCGTAGTCTTCGAATACCCGAAGTTCTTCATCCGTTACAATGGTGACCACGCTCAGTACTTGGAGAAAGCCAAATGAGCATGGACCTCGGCCAGGAAATCGACGCCCTATATGCCAAACGGGCAGAGCGCTTGGCGCTAGAAAAGCAAGTCAAGGAGCTCAAAGCAGTTGAAACCGACTTGCGAGAAGCGCTCCTCCACCGTCTACAAGATACCGGGCTTCAGCGTGCCAGTGGTGGTCTTGCTACTGCTAGCATCAAGTCTAGTACTAAGCCCATCGTAACTGATTGGGATTCTGTTTACAACTACATCAAGGAGAACGACCGATTTGATCTGGTCCATCAACGCATTAGCTCACTCGCATGGGCTGACCTGCTTGCCGCAGGTATTTTGGTTCCCGGGACTGAGTCCTTCACGGAACTCGACATTAACTTAACCAAAGCATCAAGATGAAAGAACTTCTCGAACGTCTCATGGCCGACGCAAAGGCCTCTGTTGCCAAAGCGCAGATCGAGATCAAGCTCGAACTCACTGGCCCGATCAGCGAGCGCCTGGACCAGGATCTGAAGGACTTCGGCGAAACCACTCCGGCGTCCATTGCTATGTGCCTCATGACGCAGCTCGAGCGCGAGAGCCAAACCCGCGAGACCTTGGCCGACATTGAACCACTGGTCAGCATCGCGCTTCCCCCCGATGAACTCAAGCAGTTCAAAGAGTGGCAGGATCGCAACATCAAGTTGCTCCGTGCCGCAATCACCCACTGTGTCAACATGATCGGAGCCTAAACCATGGCCAAGAAACCTGAAACCCAAACGCCGGAATCCACCGGCACGGCTGTGGAAACCCTTGAGCAACAGCTCGCCCGTCAACTCGCAGCCCAGGCACTTGCTGCCCAGGGCATGCGCACGTCAGGCAGCTACATCTCGTTCAAGAATGCGATCCTAAAGGTCGACGGCCAGCCTGTGCCCAACAATACGGCGGATGTACGTGTCCTGGCTGTGGTCGGCGAGCGTGCCTGGTATGACGGGGAGTTCGACGCAGACCAAGTCCAGGTGCCTGCATGCTACGCGCTAGACTCCACGGAGCCACATGAGTTGGCAGCTGACCCGCAGTCCGATGCCTGTGCTACCTGCGAGAAGAACAAATGGGGGAGCGCTGCACGTGGTCGTGGCAAAGCCTGTCGTGAGGGTGCCCGAGTCATCGTGGTGCCAGCAGGTACACCTCTGGACATCGCGCAGATGTCTACAGCGAAGTTCCCTGTGACCTCGCTCGCGTCCGTCACGGCGTTCTCCTCCCGCTGTACGCAAGCAGGGAAGCTGACCGGTGAGATGATTACGACCCTCAGCGTGGTTGAAGACAAGAAGTCTTTCTTCAAGGCGTCGCTCACCATCAAAGAAGTGACCAACAACATGGACATGCAGCTGTTGCTCAAGAAGCAGCAAGAAGCGTACCAGTTGGCTGTCACCCCATATCCAGTCTTCGACGAAGCCGAGTAATCCTCCCTCCCGCGGTTGACTTCGCAGTCGCCATGCGCCGCGGGTTTTACCCCACCTGGACTAAGCATTCAGGTGGGGCTTTTTTGATTGAGAACTAAATGCTAATTACTGCAATAGACTTTGAGACCGAAGCTATCGAGTCTCGCCCGGTATACCCACCGAAGCCTGTAGGCGTTGCTATCTGTGAAGAAGGCGGGGAGCCACGCTATCTTGCATGGGGTCACCCGACGGGCAACAACATCACCTTTGAAGCGGCGCGAGTAATACTCAAGACCGTGCTCGAACAACCAGACATGCACTTCGTCTTCCACAATGCCCCGTTTGACTGCGCAGTCATTCAAGAGAAGATGCAACTTGATGTGCCATGGCATAAAGTCCATGATACCATGCTCCTGGCGTTTCTAGCAGATCCTTTTGGGGACCTCTCGCTCAAGCCACTGTGCGAGCAGCTACTTGGTCTCCCCCCGGATGAGCGGGATGCCGTCAAGGAGTGGCTCATCCGTAATGGCGTCTGTCGTGACTCAAAAGGCTGGGGTGCGTACATCAGCAAAGCACCTGGCGAATTGGTCGGTACGTACGCAGAAGGGGACGTGACCCGTACTATTGCGCTTTTCAACAAGCTGTACCCACAGATTGTAGACGCTGGTATGGATCAGGCGTACATCAATGAGCTTGCGCTTATGCCACACATCATGGCTATGGAGAAACGTGGTGTCAACCTCGACCACGTAGCGCTTGCTGCAGATACAGACTTCTACTTCGAGAAACTCGAGTGGCTCGACGAGGAGATTGCTCGCATCGTGGGGAGACCAGTCGATGTGGATAGCAATGCGCAACTGGCTGATGCTATTGAAGCCGCAGGCCTTAGTAAAGGGTTTGCTACCACACCCACAGGCCTTCGCTCTACGTCCAAAGAATCTCTGATTGGAGCTATCAATGACCCCACTCTGCTCGGCCACTTGCTTGTCCGGGGCTCGATCGCTACCTGCCTGCGTACTTTTCTGCAACCGTGGCTTGTTCAATACCAAAAGCATGGTCGTCTCTACATGCAATGGAACCAAATCCGCAACTACACAGACACCGGCGCAAGAACTGGTCGTATCAGCAGCTCCCCCAATCTACAGAACATCCCCGTTGAGTGGGAAGGACTCCGGGCGCAGCTCCACAAGATAGGCTACGAGCTACCGTTTGAACTCCCCTCAGTGCGCAAGTACATCATCCCGGATAAAGGCAAGATATTCATCGGGCGTGACTACTCAGCACAAGAGATGAAGCTTCTGGCGCATTTCACCAATGGCGGTATGCTAGAGAAACTAAACGAGAACCCCAATGAAGATGTGCACATGATTGCTGCGAATATTGCTGGCATTACACGTAAAGTTGCTAAGACACTTGGCTTTGCAGTACTGTATGGGGCCGGTGTGGGCCGTATAGCCGAAAGTCTGAATATTACTGTAGGCGAAGCTACGAAGATTAAAGCGACGTACCTAAAAGCTCTACCCGAGATAAAGGACTTCCAACAAGAGTTGAATAAGCTCGGCCGCTCCCGCAGTTACACCGAGACTATCGGGGGAAGACACTATTATGTCCAGAAGCCAGCGGTAGTCAATGGTGTGTTCAAGACGTTCGAGTACAAGCTTGCGAACTACAAGATTCAAGGCTCCGCAGCAGACCAGACAAAAGCTGCCATGCTTACCTTTGCCGAGAAGACTTTGTTTGGCGAACTCGTGCTAACAGTACATGACCAACTTGTCATCCAAGTACCGGTTGAGCATGCAGACTACGAGGCAGACGTGCTGGAGCGTGCCATGAACGGTGCGTTCCAAGATGTTCTGGGGTACAAAATCACATCGGATGAAAGTCGTGGCTATAACTTTGCGGCATTGTGATAAATGCGGGGCGGACAAGCCCTTTAACAGGTCGGTGCCACAAGGGCCTCTCCGGGGGTTCCAGGGCACGCTTTGCTACGAGTGCTTCATGGAGAACTGCCGTAACCGTGATGCAGCACGTAGGGCGCTACCAAAGCGCAAACAGTTTGATTTTTCAACCTTAGTAGGAGTATGGTATGGTCAAGAAGTTTACGGACCCAGTTGGGTTCAGCAAGCTGGACAGCTATCGCGAGTGTCCACAAAAGTTCCACTTCCAGTTCGTCCAAAAGCTACCACAGCCTGGGTCGGCAGCAATGGAGCGTGGGTCAAGGATGCATGAGTCCTGCGAGATGTACCTCAATGGCTGGGCTGAAAACTTAATCGAGGAGGTTGCAGCGTGGAAGGAACCACTTGACAAGCTCAAGGAAAAGACGTTCCAAGCAGAAAAGGCGTGGGGCTTCGACAAAGACTGGAACCTATTGCCTGACTGGTTCCACAAGGACACATGGCTACGTGCCAAGTCCGACTGTCATTATCTTGATGGCAACAAGGTTACTATCATCGACTTCAAGTCCGGCAAGTACCGCATCCCCTCAAAAGAACAGGTGGAGCTGTATGCCGTGTGCGCCGGCTCAGTCTACCCTGCTGCCACGCATGTGACAGCGGAGTACTGGTTCCTTGATACGGGGGAGGTGTACAAGCAAGAGTATACCCGCGAACAACTTCTTAAGTTACGCAAGCAGTACGAGATGTATTTCGCCCCCCTCTTCACAGACGAGACCTTCAAGCCCACGCCTGGCGCAGGTTGCCGGTGGTGCACGTACTCGAAAACCAAAGGTGGCCCGTGTCGGTACTAGAGTCCACTATTGAAGGGCAAAGCAGGGAGCTGGCCAAGAAAGCTGGCTGCGTCCTGCTAAAGATACAAGCTGCACGTGGGTGGCCGGACCGGTTGCTCATCACCCCCAATGGAGAAGTTGTATGGATAGAGTTCAAGAGGCCCAAGGGGGTGGTAGCACCGCTCCAGTTGTTCTACCACCAGAAGCTGCGGACAATGCAGTTCCAGGTTCATGTGGTCTTCTCGGTGGACCAGTTCAAGTCGATCTTAGAGGATTTGAAGCGAAGGCCTGGGTCCCTCATGACTACCAACTCCGGGCCGTACACTGGCTAGCTACCCGGCCCGAAGGTGCTTTGTTCCTACCGCCAGGAATGGGGAAGACGAGCTGTTCGCTAGAGGCCTTTATCACCTTGCGTGGTATGGGTCACGCGAAGCGCATGCTTGTTCTCGCCCCTTTGAAGGTCTGCGAGACGACTTGGCAAACTGAACCACAGAAGTGGCTGCAGTTCCAGGGGCTTAAAGTTGGGTTCGCGCATGGACCTGAAAAAGAACTAACACTTGTAGACCCGTACTATGATGTCGTGCTGCTTAACTATGATGGTCTCGAGTGGGCTAGTAAGCTTCTCAAGCCTGGCATGTTTGATGTACTTCTCTGCGACGAGATTACACGTCTCAAAAATAGTCGCTCTAAGCGTTTTGGGGCTATTAAACCTGTGCTTCCTTGCTTTAAGTTTAGGTGGGGTCTTACTGGTACTCCTGCGGCCAACGGGCTTCTAGACCTCTTTGGTCAAGTCTACGTGCTTGACCTTGGGCGTAGGCTGTCTAAGTTCATCACCCATTTCAGGGCGAAGTATTTCCATCAGAAGCCCAGGGACGAATACCGATGGTACATCACGCCAGAGAAGTCTTTGATGCTCATCGACAAGCTATCAGACTTGGCTATGTACCTAGACCCTGAGGACTGGCTTAAACTGCCGGACCTCTTGCACATACCGCTACCGGTGGCCCTCCCCCGTGAAGCGCGTGACCAGTACGAACAACTCGAAGATGAGTTCATCATCATGCTTGAAAGCGGGGCAGTGACAGCTGTGAATGCTGGCGTACTAACCGCTAAGCTCCGACAGTTCACGGGGGGCGCTGTCTACTACAACTTTCCTGAGTGGCAGCACATCCACGATGTTAAGCTGGATCGTTTAAGCGACCTCGTCGACGAAATGGCGGGTGAACCGCTTATAGTCGCGTATATGTTCGACCACGAGCTCCAGCGGCTCCAAGAGAGGTTTAAGAACTCAGTGGCATTGCGGGGTGGCATGACTAGCGCGGCTACTAAAGCTGTGGTCGAGAGCTGGAATGCTGGTGATGTCCCCCTTCTGTTTGTACAACCAACGTCTGCAGCGTACGGTTTGAACTTGCAATTTGGGGGAAGCGCCATATGCTGGTTCACGCTCACTTACAATATGGAAGAGTACCAACAGCTTATTGCTCGGTTGTGGCGGCAGGGCCAAACCAAGCATGTGCGGAACTACATCCTCATGATGGAGGGGACGATCGACCAGCGAGTGGCGAAGGTCTTAGTCATGAAAGATGCAGTGCAAAGTGACCTGTTCCAGGCACTGAAAGTATAACCGCTGATTCGTTACACTTTTTTACATTTTGGAGCTGTTATAGAACGAAAAGCGATGTATAATTACATTAACGCATCGACAGTGCGTTGCAACAAACCCTCAACTTAAGGAACCCTCAAATGTCCGATCTGAAGAAACTTGGTATGACCGCCCTCATCGCTCTGTACAACTCCGAAGCTGCTGCCAAAGGCAAGCCGGAAGTGACTGAGTTCAAGACCACGCAAGCTGCCCGTGATGCCATCGAAGCGCTCCGTGCAGACGCCGCACCTGCAGAAACCGAAGCATCTGGTGCTGAAGTCAAGGTCCCGGCAGGCGACAATTCCAAGTACGTGTCCACCGGCAAGCGCGGGCCGAACCAGGGTGTCGGTGCCTTCTGCAAGGAACTGATCCAAGCTGGCAAGACCAACGCCGAAGTGCTGGCCGAAGTGACGATTAAGTTCCCCACGGCCAAGACCTCCAAGGGCTGCGTGGCGTATTACCGCACGGCTCTCTCGAACGCCGCCAAGAAGGCTGCGGCACCGGCAGAAGCTGCTCCGGCAGTCGAAGCACCTGTGGCAGAAGAAGCCACGGTCTAATCGACCAAACCACAACATTAGCAGGCACTTCGGTGCCTGTTTTACTTTGGAGAGAAAATGACTGGTGAAGAATTTGATAAGGCAGTCGCACCGATCCGGGCGCTGATTGCAAAGAAAGGGCGGGATTATAACCATGCGGTCAAGCTGGAAGAATATTTCCCGTTTGGTGATCGTAGCCACGTTCAAATGATTTACATGAAAGCAATGCGTCTGCGCTCCCTCGTGCAACAAGACCGTACGCCCAACTTTGATAGCGTGCTAGACACGGCGCAGGACCTGCTGGCATACACTGCGTTCTATCTCGACTTCCTGGAGAAAAAGAATGGCAAACCGGTTTGAGCACAACTACTTGCAGCTTTGTCGTACAGTGATGGTCGAAGGTGCTGAGCGCCAATCACGAGTAGGGCCTACAACGCAAATCTTCGGCAGTGTCCTCCCCATCATGGACTTGACACGCGGCGAGTTCCCGATCCTGACCACACGCAAGATGCATCTTCGCGGTATTGCGGGGGAGCTAGCTGCGTTTCTGGAAGGCGCTACGATGCTGCAACGGTTTAAGGACCTTGGCTGCAACTATTGGGACGACAACGCCGCTGCATGGGCGCCTAACAAAGACGTGCCAGTAGAGCGACGCTCTGTGGGCAAAATCTATGGCGCGCAATGGCGGTGCTTCGGCGCACGCGGGGTGGACCAAATCGACGCGTTGCAAGAGGGACTTGCTAGCAACCCCTTTGGCCGTCGGCACCTGTTGACGACCTACGATCCAAGCAGCCTTGACGAAGGTTGTCTCCCTCCTTGTCACTTGCTGACGCAGTTCAACGTGACGAACGAGGGCAAGCTCGACGCTATTGTTTACATGCGATCCGTGGACGTCTGCCTTGGTCTGCCGACCGACGTGGCTCTATATGCTATGCTACTAGCACTCACAGCGCAAAGCACTGGGTACGCGCCTGGTCGCCTGGCGTTCATGATGGGGGACACCCACGTGTATCTGGCGCATAATGACAGCCTGCAAGTCCAGGTCTGCCGTGAAGTGCTTGCGCCTGTGCAGTACGTCCTTCATCCAGACGCCACGCTTGATGGCTTCGCGCCAGATGACTTTCAACTGTTGAACTACAGCTTCCATGAACCCATCAAATACGCACTACTAACATGAAACAACTACTTAAAGACGTTGAGAACTTCCAGCGCGATGTTACTGGCATCGAGCCGGCTAGCTCCCCCACCTTAGTCAGCGAAGAGTACATCCTCGCGCGTGCTAACTTCATGAGCGAGGAAATTGACGAGTTCCTGGAATCCGCAATGGGGGGAGACATGGTTGGCGTGGCGGACGCACTTGCGGATGTCATCTATGTGGCTGTCGGTACCGCGCTGACCATGGGCATTCCTTTGGACAAAGTCTGGGACCTTGTGCAGCATGCCAATATGGCAAAAATCAAAGGCATGACCAAGCGCGGCATTGCGAATGACGCCGTGAAGCCGCCAGGTTGGGTTGGTCCTGAAGCAGGTATCGCGGCGCTTCTAGCGCGCGATTGACGGCGATGCGACCTTCACTTGATCTTGTAATGCTCGCAGTAGCAAAGGTCCTCTCGACCCGCGCTACTTGCGTTAAGCGCCAGGTGGGGTGCGTTCTGACAGACAAGTACGGGCGTATCCTTTCTACTGGGTACAACGGCGTGGCAGCAGGACTAAAGCACTGCACGGAGAAAGCATGCCCTGGTGCCTACAATAATGCGGGGAGCGACACCTGCCAAGCTATTCATGCGGAAATCAACGCGCTACTTCAGTGTCGCGATACCACGCAAATAGATACTTGCTATTGTACAGTCCTCCCCTGTATGGGCTGTATGAAGACCTTAATGAATACAAATTGCAGTAAAATAGTGTATTTTGAGGACCACGAAAACGCGCAATTTGTACTTAATCAATGGTATAATGCGGGGGGAACTGCCCTGCAGCTTTCATTGGAGTAACATGGGACACCAAAACGAACGATCGATTTTTTCGTGTGCGTACGTCAACAACGATTTATTGTGGAGTAACAAATAATGCCAGCCTTTATTACCAAATTCTTCAAGAAGCCCACCGCGCTGGAGATCGCCGTGGCAGACCTTGAGCAGGCCAAGCGGGACTACCTCATGGCCATGCAGCACGCGGAGTATTACGCCGCGCAGGCCTCGTACAACGACGGGCTGATTGCACGGCTGTCCAACTACCTGAAGGAGAACGCGGAATGAAAACCATCAACGTATCGCAAGCCGAAGGCCCAGTGCTGGACTGGCTGGTGTGCTACGTCATCGCCAAAGAAGGGAACCAGTTGTCAGCGCTTCGCGTCATCACCAGCGGGGTTAAGCCAATCATCCGCCTGCTCAAAGATGGTGGTAACCCACGCGGAGAGGGCCGGGCAACAGACTTCTCCACTAGCTGGGGACAAGGCGGGCCGATCATTGAGAGGGAGGGTATCAGTCTTCGCCACTGGGGAAAAGACTTCGACTGCAAATGGACTGCTTACTACGAGACAGGACACTACTCTCAAGAGGGC